AACCAACTCTGCTGGTGCTGGAAATGTTCCAACATCTGGTTCAGTAATGATTAATGGTGTTGCATCTACATCTGCACTTGCTGGAACTATTGCTGCAACTAAAATTTCTGCAAATACTAAATCTGGTTTTAGTATTGTGCAGTATGCTGGCACTAGTGCTGACAATTCGGTTGCTCACGGACTTGGAGTAAAACCAGCATTTATTATAGTAAAAAGAACCAATAGCACTGGTGGATGGCCATGTTGGCATAAGGGATTGACAGGTGGTAATGAAGAAGATAGATATATCTATTTGAATTTAACGGATGCAGCTGGTGTTACTACTGATTATTGGGGAACTACTGGAATCACATCAACCACTTTTGGGGTGTGGGCATCTGGTGGTGATAATAACAATTCTGGCCATAATATAATTGCATATTGTTTTGCAGAGGTTGAAGGATTCAGTAAAATTGGCAGCTATGCTGGCAACGGAAGCGCTGACGGGCCGTTTATTGAAACTGGATTTAGACCTGCTTGGATTATGCTAAAACGCAGTGACGGTGGCAGTGAACATTGGCAGATTGTTGATAATAAAAGAAACGCCTTTAATGGAAGAAAATCATTACTGCTTCCAAGTGCAAGTAATGCTGAAGCCAACGCAACGAGCGGTGTAGACTTCTTGTCAAATGGTTTTAAACCTAGAGATGCTATCGGTAATTACAACGCCAGTGGTGGTACATATATTTACTTAGCCTTTGCTGAAGATCCATTCAAGTATGCCGAGGCTGGGTAAAACTGATTAAGTTATGTTATGCAAAATTATGATCACTATCTTGGAAACCCTCTACTAAAGAAATCCAATGTTCCTGTAGAGTGGACAAAGGAGAATATTCTTGAATATCAGAAGTGTATGGAAGACCCCTTACACTTCATTCAAAACTATATTCGTATCGTGTCTTTGGATGAAGGACTTGTACCTTTTACAATGTTCCCATTCCAAAAAGATATGGTAGGAACTATTCATAACAATCGATTCACTATATGTAGAATGCCGAGACAGTCTGGCAAGTCCACGACTATGGTATCCTATATTCTTCACTACGTTCTCTTCAATCCAAGTATGAATGTTGCAATCCTTGCTAACAAAGCTTCGACTGCACGAGATATTCTTGGCAGACTGCAACTTGCATATGAGAATCTTCCTAAGTGGTTACAACAGGGAGTTATGTCTTGGAATAAAGGTTCACTTGAATTAGAGAACGGTTCTAAGATTGTTGCATCTTCTACATCTTCCAGTGCTGTTCGTGGTGGATCATTTAATATGATATTTTTAGATGAGTTTGCATTCGTTCCAACTAACGTAGCTTCAGATTTCTTTAGTTCTGTGTATCCTACAATTTCGTCTGGTAAATCTACTAAGGTGATTATTGTATCTACACCTAATGGAATGAATCTGTTTTACAAACTATGGACAGATGCAGAGAATAAACGCAACTCATATAATATCATTGACGTACACTGGAGTGAAGTACCAGGCAGAGATGATAAGTGGCGCAAGGAAACTATTGCAAATACCTCAGAAGAACAATTCCAAAGAGAGTTTGAATGTGAATTTTTAGGTTCATCTAATACACTTATCCATGCATCTAAAATCAAAACAATGTCATTCCAAAATCCTATTCAGTCAAACGCTGGATTGGATATGTATGAGAAACCTAAAACTGGCGCAACATATGTTATTGTCGCTGATGTGTCAAGGGGTACAAATAATGATTATTCAGCATTTATTGTATTTGATGTATCCACAGTTCCTTATAAGATATGTGCAAAATATCGTAACAATGAAATTAAACCTCTCTTGTTTCCCAACATTATCTATGATGTTGCGAAAGCATATAATGAAGCATATGTTATGATTGAAGTGAATGATATTGGTGAACAAGTCGCATCTTCTCTACAGTTTGACTTAGAGTATGAGAACCTTATTATGGCAAGTATGCGTGGTCGAGCGGGGCAAGTCGTTGGGGGTGGCTTCAGTGGTGGAAAAGCGCAGCTTGGGGTAAGAACAACAAAGGCTGTTAAAAAGATGGGATGTTCTAATATTAAACAGATTATTGAAACAGATAAACTTATTATTAATGATTATGACTTAATTAATGAATGGAGTACATTTATCCTTAAAGGACAGTCATATGAAGCAGAAGATGGCCACACTGATGATTTAGCTATGTGTTGTGTTTTATTTGGATGGTTGGTTCAACAAACTTATTTTAAAGAGTTGACAGATGATGACATTCGTGCTAGAATGTATGCTGAACAACAAGGACAATTAGAACAGGATATGGCTCCATTTGGATTTATGGATGATGGATTACAGTCTCCTTTTGGAGAAACAATTATAGATGAGTATGGAACACGTTGGAGCCCAGTAGTTCGTTCTTATGATTCTGATTGGTAAAAACTAAAAATACCTACATAATATCAGTAATATCGTTTTCTAATTTAAGATAACAGTTTGCACAAACTACTTTAGATTCGTTGATTAAGTCTAATACTTCTTTTCTTGAATCTTCGTTCAAACCTTTTCTTTTAGTTAGAGTACGAACTTTGCCCTCATGGGGGTAAAACTGGAGACACGCAGTTTCGGATTCACCACAATATTCACAAGATTTTTGACCAAGATATTCATTAACCCATATCTTACGAGCTCTGTAATTGCGTTTTGAAACCTTTTTGATTGTTTCCTTATACTTTTGATAGAATTCAGACATACATTTATTTATGTGTTTATAAACCTATAAAAAGTAAAGTGAAGAAAGAGTTTATTATAAATATATTTGTAAGTTTGAGGAAACACAAACCTATTATTATAATGTATCCAATAAAGGAGAAAAAAAGATGGCATTTCAAGTAAGCCCTGGCGTTCTCGTAAAAGAGATTGACTTGACAAATGTTGTTCCTGCTGTTGCGACATCAATTGGTGCGATTGCTGCTGGCTTTTCAAGAGGCCCAGTAGAAGAAATCATTCCAATTAGTTCAGAGCAAGAACTAGTTCAAGTCTTTGGTAAACCTGACTCAAATAACTTTGAGACATGGTTCACTGCCGCAAACTTTCTTCAATACGGAAACGCTCTTCGTGTAGCTCGTGCAGATACTTCTGCAGCTAAAAACGCTACCGCAGACGGAACTGGATTGAAGATTAAAAACGATTTTGATTATGATTCTAATTATTCCGGCGGACAAGGTTCTGTTGGAAACTGGGCTGCAAAATTCCCAGGCACATATGCAAACGGTCTTGCCGTTTCAATTTGTTCTAATGCAACTGCATATGAACAAACATTTACTGGTGCTGCTGGTACACTTGGTGTAACCACAGGTACACCCGCTATTGGCGCAACTGTTGTTGGAATTGACAACGGTGGTGGTTCTGCTGGTGACGGTGGTAACTTGTTCAGTGTTGGTGATATTGTAAACTTCGCAGAAGCAGATGGTTCTCAGTATGAAGTTACTGCTGTTGCAATAGATGATATCACAATCAGACAACTAGACAACCCAAATGGTGGCGGACTAAAATCTGCACTAACTGCTGCAACTACTGTTCGCAGACGTTGGAAGTACTATGACCTGTTCGATGGTGCTCCTGGCACATCAACTTGGGCATCAGACAAGAACCTTTCAGCTGATGAGATGCACGTTGTTGTATATGATACAACTGGTAACACAACTGGATTTGATGCTGATATTGCTGGACAAAGAGGTAATGCTGTTGTTGAAACATATGCATTTGTCTCTCAGGCTGGCGAAGCAAAAACCCCACAAGGTGGAACAAACTTCTACGCTAATGTTGTGAACAGAGGTTCTAGTTATGTTCGTTGGATGGATCACGATGCATCACTAACTAATGCTGGAACAACTGTTGCATCTGGTGCTGCATATGCATCAACAAGTGGTGATGCTGGTGTTATTACAGACACACTAACTGGTGGTGTGGATGCTAATCCAACAATTGGTGAATTGGACACTGCATATCAGTTGTTCGTTGATCCAGATACAATCGACATCAACCTAGTTATGGCTGGAACTTGTCCTGCTGGAACAGATGGTGTCACACACGCAACTATGATTATCGACCTTTGTGAGGCTCGTAAAGACTGTGTTGGTTTCATCTCTCCTCGTAGAGCAGATGTTGTTGGTATCACTAGTGGTATTACACAAACAAATAATGTTGTTTCATTCTTTGACCAACTCGCAAGTTCTTCATATGCAGTATTCGACAGTGGATACAAGTATATGTACGACAGATATTCAGATGTGTATCGTTATGTTCCTTTGAACGGTGATATCGCTGGTGTTGCTGCGAATACAGACAATGTTGCTGATCCTTGGTTCTCACCAGCTGGTTACAACAGAGGACAAATTCGTGGTGCAGTTAAACTTGCATACAATCCTAACAAAGCACAAAGGGATATCATCTATCCTGCTCGTATTAATCCTGTTATCTCACAGCCTGGACAGGGAACAGTATTGTTTGGTGACAAGACTGCTCTTTCAAGACCTTCTGCGTTTGATAGAATTAATGTGCGTAGATTGTTCCTCGTACTTGAGAAGGCGATTGCTACCGCTGCTAAGTTCCAGTTGTTTGAATTTAATGATAATTTCACACAAGCACAATTTAGAAACTTGGTAGAACCTTTCCTTAGAGATGTACAAGGACGTAGAGGTATTACTGATTTCTCTGTTGTTTGTGATGAAACAAATAACACTGGAGAAGTGATTGATAGAAATGAATTCGTTGGAGACATTTATATCAAGCCTGCTCGTTCAATCAACTTTATTACACTGAACTTTATCGCCGTAAGAACTGGCGTTGCGTTTAGTGAGGTAGGAGGTTAATCATGGCTAGTATAGACGATTTCAAATCCCAACTCACTGGTGGTGGTGCAAGAGCTAACCAATTTAGGGTTACAATTACCACCCCAGCTATTTTTACAGGATTGGGTAATCTTGAAAAAACATCATTTATGGTTAAGGCAGCTCAGTTGCCTGGCCAAACCATTACAGAAATTCCTGTAAACTTTAGAGGACGCCAATTGTTCCTTGCTGGTGACAGGACTTTTGAAACATGGAATACTACAATCATCAATGACACAGACTTCTATGTTCGTAGAGGAATGGATAGATGGATGAACGGTATCAATAACTTGAGAGACAACACAGGCGAGTCTGACTTGAATCAGTTCACATCTGATCTAATTGTTGACCAATTGGATAGGGATGATTCAGTTCTGTATAGTTACACACTTAGAACTTGTTGGCCTACAGTTATTGCTCCAATTGATTTGGATTATGATACTGTAAGTGAGATTGAAACCTTTGATGTGACTTGGAGATATATGAGTTTCACAGTTGGTGGAATAGCGTAATCTAGTTTTATAAACTTACTAAATAGTAAGGTAAAATTAGGAGACTTATAGTATGGCTGAACTTTTTGGTTTTAGAATCACAAAAGCGAATCAGGGTGGGGGTAGTGATGGATTCACTACTCCCTCTACTGACGATGGCACCCTTGATGTAGTATCGGGCGGTGGACATTATGCTTCTGTTCTTGATATGGATGGTCGTGACAAAAATGAAGTAGATTTAATTAGAAGATATCGTGACATTGCACAACAACCAGAGTGTGATAGTGCAATAGAAGATATCGCAAATGAAGCGATTGTCTCTGATGAAAGAGGACAATCAGTATCAATTAGTCTTGATAGACTAGAACTCTCCCCAAAAATCAAATCTAAAATTCGTGACGAATTTGATGAAGTTTTGCGACTGCTTGACTTTGATTCAAAGGGCCACGACATTTTTAGACGTTGGTATGTTGATGGGCGTATCTATTATCACAAGATTATTGAAAAGAATGCTCCTCGTAAGGGCATTAAAGAGGTTCGTTACATTGATCCTCGCAAGATTAAAAAAGTAAGAGAAACAAGAAAAGAGACAGATCAAAAATTTGGCATGGAAATGGTCAAAGGTGTTGAGGATTATTACCTTTATAATGATAAGGGTTGGGAACAGAATACAGGAACATCTTCTGGTATTCGGATTACAGCTGACTCTATTACATATTGTCCATCTGGGCTAGTAGATATGCAAAAAGGTTCAGTCCTTTCTTATTTGCACAAAGCAATCAAACCTGTTAATCAGTTGCGTATGATTGAGGATGCGTTGG